TCAGGCTTCGTGTGATACATCGTGTGATACTTTTTCAAAATGATCTAATATTTTTCGATTCTGTTTTCTGGCTTCCAGATCAATAACATTTCTGTACACACCCTTTAAGATATTGTCGCTGGACCATCCTCCTCTCTGCAGGATATACTGATCAGGAACACCGATGGCGTGCATGATCGACGCCGAATAATGTCTCAGATCATGAAAGCGGAAGTGGGGCAGCTTAGTAGCTTTTATAGCCCTTTGAAATTTGCCGGTAAGCTGATTGGGAGTACAGTGGATGATTCTCCCACAACATCCGGATAATCGCTGTATAACAACATCCGGCATTTCAATTTCACGGTAGCCGCTGTAGGTTTTGGGCTGCTTGATGATCCAATCCTTATCTGGACCCAATACCATGTTTTTTGATACTGTGATGATATTGCCATGAATATCATCGGTGTCCAGCGCACATATTTCTCCCCGCCTGAGCGGACCAAAGGCGGCAAGTAATACAGCAATTTCCAGTTCTGTTCCTTTGATATGATCAAGAAGATTTTTTATGTCATTATCATTGGGACAGTAGAGCTCCGGTTTTTGCCTGGCCGGGAGGGTGGCGTTCAGACGGAAGTCAGGAGCAAACATTTCCAATGTTGCGGATAGCAGCCCGTAGGCATTCCGTACAGTTTTCGGAGTCAGCTTCACTGCCAGATCAGAGATCCATATCTGAATCGCAGTATTGCTGAGATCCGGAAGACGTGTGAGCCCGAGAGGACCCTTGAAATATTGTTCGTGAAGACTTTTGTAACCTCTCATGGTAGACGGGCTTAAAACTCCATTTTTAACTTCCATATATCGCCTTATTGCCTCGTAAACAGTTAAGTTTTCAGGCGTAGTTTGCTGATTTGATTTGCCGGTCTGCCATTCTGCGGCGGCCAGCTGAGCCAGTTTTTTTGAGGAAGCGGTAAAGGATTTGTAGTGTTTTTTTCCATTCACGTCGGTGTAGTCGTACACCTGCACACGATAGCTGCCACTGGGCAGCTGATTCTTTTTCTTCTTCGGGGTTTTCGCCATAATCTTATCCTCCTTTTTGGGTACAAAAATAACAGCCGCACAAATGTTCTGATTGCGACTGTCCCCCGAAGATGGTACAATAGAAATCGGATTTTAGAGCACTTCTTCGGGGTGCTGCTCCGGTTGGCACCGGAGTGATCAGGCCGGTTCTCCGTTGGCGCGGAGAGCCGGTTTTTGTCATTTGACATTTAACGGGATTTGACATATAATATACTTAACAGGACAGCCGGAAGGTGAATGCACCTCACCCGTCCCGGCGAAGCTCAACTAAAAAATAGTCGTCGGCTTGTCAGGGCAGGACGGCTATTTTTTATGGGTATAAGTCAGGATTGCAACAATGAGCATTGCTACAGATGTAATTAATTGCAATTCTTCATATGTACTCATAATTACCACCCCTTTCCGCAGGATTTCGGAACGGGCTGGAGCACGTCCCCCGGCTGCCCGGGTAAGTATATTATTGTCAAGGTGGATTGGCTCCCTGCTAGGGCAGGGGCCTTTTTTGCGGACATTTTATGTATTATTGGTATGACCTGATGGATGAGTTAAAAAATTTTGCGAAAAATACGTTTTATGCACAAACACATAATTGATGTAAAAGCAAAGCCATATAAAAATCCAGATATAACTCGTTTTGTATTGCTGGATTCGTAAGGGGTAAAATATTGTATTGTTCCGTCAAGTGCCAGTGGCAACGCTAGTACCACGATTGATAGCTTAAAAGTGTGAAAAGGAGCAATCATAAAAGCAAAAAAATGTCCTATCGCGATTCCCGTGCACCGCGCGCATAAGGGAAATTGATACCCTTTAATAAAAAAACTCCTTTCAGGCATCTGGTGGCAATGGCAATACTTTTTTGAAAATTCCATCCACCATATCCAGCGTTGATCGGCCTTAGTCATGCCTTAAATTTATTCCCACATTGGGGACATACCCAATACGTGGTCGAATTAATCTGTTTTCCTTTTCCACAGGCTCCGCAAAGAATACCGATCGGACCTAAAAGAAGCGCCCCGCAGCATCCTTTTCCTACAGAAAAATCCTTTCCTTTTGAAGTTGTTTCAGTGGTGACCTGACAATTTTCACACCCACATTTCGGACATTTCATAAAGTTACCTCCTAAAGTATTTTTATTAAAACGCCATAGGCTGTTTTAACCTTAACTCAATCAGTTCTTTTGGATACCCGGTACAATTACAAAATTGTTCTTCCGTGCATCCAGCATATTCCTCCAACATATCATCAGAAATCAAGAGATATGCTGCAAACTGGTTTGCTTCTCGCTCAATTCCGGACGTGAGAAGCAGGGTTTTATGCTTGATAAAAGCGCAGTTCTCTTTCCGGTGCAGAACCGCGTGTCCCAGCTCGTGGGCAACAACAACGCGGAAAAGTTGGCTATCGGCAATATCTTCGTTGACGAAGATCCAGCGCTTTCTTTTTAACAGTTTATAGTTTCCGGCGATTTCTCCCAGCGGAACAATAGCAATTCCTATATTCAACTGGCGGGCGATGCTCACCGGATCTCTAGTGCCCATCATCCTATCGTAATACCGTATTAACCGCCGGATCTTATGTTCAATATTCTCCAAACGGCATCACCTACTTTTTATTTTTGTTAGGATTGTACTTTTCTTTGTTTTCTTTCTTGGTTTCCCGTAAAGCATATTCAATGGCGTTCTGGAGCAATCCCAGAGAGGCTTCACTGATCTCCACACCATTGTAGTACAGAGGACCGTCATCGCCTTTGCGGATTTCTCCCATGATCCGATCTAGGTCTTTTGCTATGTCGCGCTCATCTTTCGCGGTAAGCGCGGTTCCTTTTTTATCAGATGATGTCTCGCCAGTCATGAGATCATCTAAAGAAACTTCCAGTAAATCTGCAATTTGCTGAAGCTTGTCTACGCTGGGAATGTTTTTATTAAATTTGTTGATTGAACTTCTAGCAAATCCTAGTTCTTTTTCAAGTCGATTGATAGAATAGCCCCTTGATTTTGCAATATCGCGAATGCACTCATATAAACCCATAATATACCTCAAAATTTTGCGCAATTAGTCCTTGACATACGTAAAATCTTGTGTATAATAAAGATATGAGTTGCGCAAGATTTTGCGAATAAAAAACTATTGCGAGATTCTGTTATCGGTTGGTGGTACTTCTGATTTTAGAATATTTTACGCAATATGTCAATATATAATTCTCAAAATCTTACGCAATCATTAAAATGCGTGCCGCATTGGAGCAGGGTTGATAGTTGCAGGCGCTTTACAGCGCCTTTTCTAAGTGGAATGCCATCGGAGTTTCTCCGAAGCACCCGGTGTAAGACAGGGCTACTATCTTATATCCGAGCTTTACCCACTTGTCCGCAAGAGACTTGGAGTAAACGATTCTCTTTATGCTATCACCTCCTTTCAAGAGGCGATTTGCGGCACGTATTATTTATTATATCACGGGAGGTGAGATGGTGTTATATGACAACGTAAAAAAGCTATGCGAGGAAAAGGGAGTGTCAATTTTATCTTTGGAAAAAGCACTTGGCTTTCCACGCAGTAGTATCTGCAAATGGAACGACAATGAACCTGGGATCCGCAAAGTTCAGAAGGTGGCCGAGTATCTGGGAGTGGCAATTGAAGAACTCCTGAAATAATAGAAGGGAGGTGGCTTGTATGGTGAAATTGCCGGCATACATAATCGAATTCCAAATTGCTATGGATGGAGTGAAACGGTACACCGGCTGGACAGACGAAGAGTTTGCACAGCGGTTAGGAGTAACCGATCGCACACTCAGGAATATCAGAAAGGATCCTTGCAGCGCAAACGGCGGGTTGGTTCTGCGGGTACAGAGTATGCTGCAGGAGTATCGGAAAAAAGCCGGGGTAATCGGGTGAGAGAAGGAAGGTGATCTGGATGAATGTGATTGATTGTCAGATAGTAGAGACGAGGGAGCTGAGAGCGATGGCCCGCCACATGGACAAGCTCCAGGGTAAAGTGGAGCGGCTGGAGCGGGATCGGGCGGTGCTGTTTTGGATGTTTGTAATTGCAAGTATGGCGCTGGGGTATGTGCTGGCCAACGTGCCAGTGTGAGAGGAGGTTACGAGATGTCGAAGAAGGCAGCGGAGGGGTTGCGGGAGTACTGCCGCAAAACCATAGAGGATAGTAAGAACCATGGCCTGAATTGGGCGTACGGAGGCGTGTGTTACGCGTTCTATGCGGACTTGATCACGCGAGAGGAATTCAAGACACTTCTGGAGGAGTTTGAACTGATTCCTCCGGGGGCCGTATTGTGAGAGGAGGTGACCACATGAGCAAGCGGAAGAACGGCACCCTGCGGGCCGGGGCACGGCTGGGCTTAAACCCCTACGGCTGGGGCAACGGCCGTGGACAGGCCATGCAAGCAATGAAAAAGGCCCGCCGGCGGCAACCGGTCAGGGCCATGAGTAAATAACCATTTTTATTTTAAGCGAATTAAGGAGGATAAGTCAATGGTAAAAGGAAGAATCTGGGGAACTGTTTGCGGAAAGTATCGCGAGATAGAGATTGAAGAATGTGACGCGATTGTAGCGATCGGGATCAAGGACAAGGATGACAAGATTGGCTTACAATCATCAGCCATGGGCAGCGGATTAACAGCAGAAGATTTTGTGGTATCGGTTGCTGATGCCGTAGTCCATGAGGTTTCCAATCGAGGGGAATCCCCGAAGGAGAAGCGGGATCTGGTACGTCTGCTGGCATATGAAATTAACCGGAAAATCTTGAAAATAATCTTAAGGGAGGTGGAGAACTGATGAGCATGAAAATCAACCGTTTGGAGATCGAAAACGTCAAGCGGATCAAGGCGGTCAAGCTGGAACCGGCAGAGAACGGCTTGACGATTATCGGCGGGAACAACAACCAGGGAAAGACTTCCGTGCTGGATTCTATCGCCTGGGCGCTGGGCGGGGACCGGTACCGGCCTTCCCAGGCAGTCCGGGAAGGATCTGTCATTCCGCCGTATTTACATATCGTGATGAATAATGGTTTGGTGGTGGAACGGAAAGGCAAGAACAGCGATCTGAAAGTCACGGATCCCAGCGGAAAGAAAGCCGGCCAGCAGCTTCTCAACGAGTTTGTGAACCAGTTGGCCCTGGATCTGCCGAAGTTCATGGAGGCAAATGGAAAAGAAAAGGCCCAGATCCTTCTGCAGATCATCGGAGTGGGGGACCGGCTGACCCAGCTGGAACAGGAGGAGAAGCAGCTCTACAATGAGCGGCTGGCCATCGGGCGGATCACAGATCAGAAAAAGAAGTTCGCAAACGAGCAGACCTATTATCCGGATGCACCCAGGGAGATCATCTCCGCAGCGGACCTGATCCGGAAGCAGCAGGAGATCCTGGCAAGGAACGGGGAGAACCAGAGGAAGCGGGAAAACCTCCACCGCCTGGAACAGGAATACCAGCAGGTCACGGAAGAAATGGCGCGGCTGTTAAAGCGCCAGGCCTCCCTGGAAGAGGATCTGTTCACGGCCCGGAAATCGGCGCAGGATCTGATGGATGAATCCACGGAGGAACTGGAAAGGAGTATTACGCAGATTGATGAGATCAACCGCAGGGTGCGCGCCAACCTGGACAAGGAAAAGGCGGAGGAGGACGCCAGGGATTATGCGGAGCAGTACGACCGGCTGACCGGAGAGATCAACCGGGTCAGGGAAGCCCAGACGGAACTGTTAAACCAGGCGGAACTGCCCCTTCCCGGCCTGTCCGTCCAGGATGGGGAGCTGGTTTACCAGGGACAGAAGTGGGACAACATGTCCGGATCGGACCGGCTGAAGGTGGCCACCGCCGTCGTGCGTCGGCTGAATCCTCAGTGCGGGTTCGTCCTGCTGGACAAGCTGGAGCAGATGGATGTCCGGACATTAAAGGAGTTCGGCGCCTGGCTGGAGAAGGAAGGACTGCAGGCCATTGCCACCCGGGTGAGTACCGGAGGGGAATGCAGCATCATCATTGAGGACGGCTACAGCCAGGAGGAAACAGCCGCGGCGCCAGCGCCGAAGGCAAACAAATGGAAAGCAGGTGAATTTTAATGAAGATTATCCGCGGAAAGCAGCCCAGCGCAAAAAAGATCGTGGTGTACGGTCCGGAAGGGATCGGGAAGAGCACGTTCGCTTCCCGGTTCCCGGATCCGGTGTTTATCGATACGGAGGGAAGTACCAAGGACATGGATGTAGCCCGGTTTGAGGCTCCATCCAGCTGGCAGATGATCCTGGAGCAGGTGCGTTATGTAAAAGCCCATCCGGAAATCTGCCGGACGCTGGTCCTGGACACGGCAGACTGGGCGGAGATGCGCTGCATTGACCATATCTGTGCCCGGTACCACAAGGACGGACTGGAGGAGTTTGGCTATGGAAAAGGATACACCTACGTGCAGGAGGAATTCGGCCGGCTGCTGAACCTGCTGGAGGAAGTCGTTGGGCTGGGGATCCATGTGGTGATGACGGCCCACGCGAAGATGCGCAAGTTTGAGCAGCCGGACGAACTGGGGGCCTATGACCGCTGGGAGATGAAGCTGACGAAACAGACGGCTCCCATGGTCAAGGAATGGGCGGACATGGTGCTGTTCGCCAACTATAAGACGTTCGTGGTCAACGTGGACGGCCAGGGTGCCCAGAAGGGAAAGAACAAGGCTCAGGGCGGAAAACGAGTGATGTTTACCACCCATCATCCCTGCTGGGATGCTAAAAACCGGTATGGGCTGCCGGAAGAACTGTCGTTTGATTATAGGGAGATCGCTTCGATTTTGGCAATTTCCGAGGGTGCGCCGGCAGTACCGGAAGAAACTCCCTCTCCGCCCCGCAAGGGTCCGGAAAAGCCATCAGAAGCAGCTGCAGAGCCTTCTGATCAGAATCCGGATCTCCCGCCGTTTATGCGCCAGGAAACGATGCGGGAGGAGGCAAGACCAAAAGAGGAGACATCTTCAAGGGCGGATCCTTCGCAGGAGAAACGTGCGGAGAGGATGCCGGATCCGCCAGGCCGCCACGCTGCGGACACTCCGCCGGCGCCCATGGCTCCGCGGTCCCTCCCGGAAAATATTCCCAAGGCACTACGGGATCTGATGGAGGCCAACAAGGTGGATGAGTGGGACATCCAGAACGTAGTGGCAGCTAGGGGATATTATCCGGCAGATACCCCGATCCAGGCATACGATCCGGACTTTATTGACGGTGTACTGGTCGGGGCATGGGGACAGGTCTACCGGATGATCCGGGAAATGAAAGAGAAAGAAGCGATTCCATTTAATTAGGAGGTAATGACATGGCAGAAGATTTGGGAAAAGAACTGAGCTGGGATGACCAGATCGAAAACGAAGGGCAGGAGTTTGAGCTCCTGCCGGAAGGAACCTATGATTACACGGTGGAGAGTATGGCGCGGGGGAGGTTCGCCGGAAGCGAGCGGATGGCCGCCTGCAACTGCGCCAACCTGACCCTGCTGATCCGCAACCCGGAGACCGGAAACGACTGCCGGGTGTTTGACACCCTGTACTTAAACTCCAAGGCAGAGTGGAGGCTGAGCCAGTTCTTCCTGTCCATCGGGCAGAAGAAAAAGGGGGAGCCCCTGCGCCCCAACTGGGCGGCGGTGCCCACTTCCTGCGGAAAAGTAGAGATCGAGGTTCATGAGTATGTAGACAAGAACGGGAAGGCCCGGAAAAACAACCGGGTGGCGAAATACCTTCCGTACGAACCGAAAAAGTTTGTGGCAGGTGAGTTTTAATGGAACTGCGGCCTTATCAGGAGGAAGCGAAACGCGCGGTGTTTGAGAGCTGGGAGGCGGGGACACTGCGCACCCTGTTGGTGCTGCCCACTGGCTGCGGAAAAACCATCGTGTTCGCGAAGATCACGGAGGACTGTGTGCGGCGGGGGGACCGGGTGCTGATCCTGGCCCACCGGGGAGAGCTGCTGCACCAGGCGGCGGACAAGCTGCAGCAGGCCACCGGCCTGCGGTGTGCGGTGGAAAAGGCGGAAGAGACCTGTCTGGGAAGCTGGTACCGGGTGACCGTGGGATCTGTGCAGTCACTGATGCGGGAAAAGCGTCTGGGACAGTTCCCGCCCGGATATTTTTCCACCATCATCATCGATGAGGCCCACCACTGCCTGTCGGAGGGCTATCAGCGGGTACTGGAACACTTCCCAAACGCGAAAGTGCTGGGAGTGACGGCCACGCCCGACCGGGGGGATATGCGCAACCTGGGAGAATTCTTCCAGAGCCTGGCCTATGAGTATTCCCTGCCCAGGGCCATCCGGGAAGGATACCTTTCCCCCATCAAGGCCCTGACGATCCCGTTAAAGCTGGACCTGTCCGGCGTGGGAATCCAGACCGGGGATTTTAAGGCGGGGGAGATCAGCACCGCCCTGGACCCATATCTGCACCAGATCGCGGAGGAAATGGGCCGGTACTGCAGGGACCGGAAGACCGTGGTATTCCTCCCTCTGGTCAAGACCTCCCAGAAGTTCCGGGACATCTTAAACGAGGCAGGATTTCAGGCCGCGGAGGTCAATGGAGAGAGCGGGGACCGGGCGGAAGTGCTGGCGGATTTTGAGGCCGGCCGTTACAACGTCCTCTGTAATTCCATGCTGCTGACGGAAGGCTGGGACTGCCCGTCCGTGGACTGTGTCGTGGTGCTCCGGCCGACCAAGGTGCGGAGCCTGTACTGCCAGATGGTGGGAAGGGGCACCCGCCTGGCGCCGGGAAAGGACCATCTGCTGTTATTGGACTTTTTGTGGCACACAGAGCGGCATGAGCTGTGCCATCCGGCTTCCCTGATCTGTGAGAGCGAGGAAGTGGCGAAAAAGATGACGGAGAACCTGGAGGAGGCCGCCGGATGCCCGGTGGACCTGGAGGAAGCGGAGCACCAGGCTTCGGAGGATGTGGTGGCGCAAAGGGAGGAAGCCCTGGCCAAAAAGCTGTCGGAGATGAAGCGGAGAAAGCGGGCCCTGGTGGATCCGCTGCAGTTCGAGATGAGCATCCAGGCGGAAGACCTGTCAGGCTACGTGCCTGCGTTTGGCTGGGAGATGGCGCCGCCGTCAGACGGACAGAAATCGGCCCTGGAAAAGCTGGGGATTCTGCCGGATGAGATTGACAATGCCGGGAAAGCCAGCCTGCTGCTGGACCGGCTGCACAAGCGGAAAGAAGAGGGACTGACGACCCCGAAGCAGATCCGTTTCCTGGAACAGAGAGGGTTCCAGCACGTGGGGACCTGGAGATTTGAAGCGGCCCGGACTCTGATCGACCGGATCGCGGGGAATGGATGGAGGATCCCGGCGGGGATCCGCCCCCAGGAGTATGTCCCCGAGTAAGGAGTAAGAGATGGAACAGAACCAGTACGACCTGTTGGAGGTCTTGCAATCGATTGACCCGGCGGAGTTGTCCTACCAGGACTGGGTCAACGTGGGAATGGCCCTGAAATATGAAGGGTACGACGTGGGGATCTGGGAGGACTGGAGCCGGCGGGATCCCGGCCGGTTTCATACCGGGGAGTGCATCCGGAAGTGGAGGTCCTTTTCCGGGAGCAGTTCGCCCGTCAAGGGAGGAACGCTGGTCCAGCTGGCCAGGGAGCAGGGCTGGACGCCTCCGACGGACCTGGGGACGCCCCTGGGCTGGGATGATGCGATCACAGAGGACGGTGTGGTTGTGGACAGCAACTGGGTGGAGGGAAAGGAAGTGGAAGAGCCGGCCCACTGGGATCCGGTCCGGGACTTAACCCTCTACCTGGAAACCCTGTTTGACTCCACGGAAAACGTCGGGTATGTGACCCAGAGTTTTGAAAAAGACGGAAAATATATGCCCACCAAGGGGAGCTGGGACCGCACGGCCGGGCAACTTATTGAACAGCTGTCCCACTGTAATGGGGACATCGGCAGCGTGCTGGGAGACTATAACCCGGAGGTGGGGGCATGGATCCGATTCAATCCCCTGGATGGGAACGGGGTCCGGAATGAGAACGTGACCGATTTCCGTTATGCCCTGGTGGAATCGGACAGCATGGAGATTGAAAAACAGAATGCCATCATCCGGGAACTGGAGCTTCCGGTGGCCTGCCTGGTGCATTCCGGAAAGAAGAGCCTGCACGCTATTGTGCGGGTGGACGCCGCGGATTACGGCGAATACCGGAAACGGGTGGATTACCTGTATGAGGTGTGCGAGAAGAACGGCTTAAAGATTGACAAGCAGAACCGGAACCCGTCCCGGCTCTCCCGGATGCCGGGAGTCATGCGGAATGGGAAGAAGCAGTTCCTGGTGGACGTGAATATCGGAAAAGAGAGCTGGTCCCAGTGGCAGGAATGGATCGAGGGGATCAACGATGATCTTCCGGATCCGGAGCCCCTGGAAGAGGTCTGGGACCACCTTCCTGACCTGGCGCCGGCGCTGATCCACGGCGTACTTCGCCAGGGGCACAAGATGCTGATCGCCGGCCCGTCCAAAGCGGGAAAGTCCTTCCTGCAGATCGAGCTGGCCATTGCCATCGCAGAGGGAAAGAAGTGGCTGTCCTGGGACTGTGCTCAGGGGAGGGTGCTTTACGTCAACCTGGAGCTGGACCGGGCCAGCTGCCTGCACCGCTTTAAGGACGTGTACCAGGCGTTAGGATACCCGGAAAATAACCTGAAAAACATTGACGTCTGGAATCTGAGAGGCCGGTCCGTCCCGATGGACAAGCTGGCGCCGAAGCTGATCCGCAGAGCGGCGAAAAAGGACTATATCGCAGTGATCATTGACCCGATTTACAAGGTCCTCACCGGGGATGAGAACAGCGCAGATCAGATGGCGAACTTCTGCAACCAGTTTGACAAGGTATGCACGGAGCTGGGGACAGCGGTGATCTACTGCCACCATCACAGCAAGGGCGCCCAGGGGAGCAAGCGGTCGATGGACCGCGCATCCGGGTCCGGTGTGTTCGCCAGGGATCCGGACGCTCTGCTGGACCTGATCGAACTGGAGACCACGGAAGCGTTGATGAAACAGGAGGAGAACAAGGCTATCTGTGAGGCCTGCAGGCAGTATCTGGACGCGCATTTTAAATGGGAAGACGATCTCTCCCAGGACGATCTGTGCAGCAGCGCGCAGATGCTGCGGTACTGTAAGGACCATCTGGATCGGTGGCAGATGGCGGCGTTAAACCGGATCCTGGATGCGGAAAGGGCGCGGGTGGCAGCTATGACGGCCTGGAGGATCGAAGGAACCCTCCGGGAATTTCCGAAGTTTTCGCCGGTGAATGTGTGGTTCGGGTACCCGGTGCATTACATTGACCGCAGCGGGGCGTTGGGAGATATCCAGCCGGAAACGGATCTCCCGCCGTGGAAAAAGGGCGCGGCGAAAAATAAAAAGAATGCCGAAGATCGGAAAGAGGAGCGCCGGAAATCCCTGGAGGAAGCTGTGGAGAATGCCTGTTTCGGGGAGGCACCGGCGGTAGAAGAGGTGGCCAATTACCTCGGAATTTCCGGGCGGTCCGTCCGGGATCGGGTCAAAGAACATGGGGGTTATACCATTGAGGACGGAGTCATTCAGAAGAAATAGAGTTATCCACAATGAAAAAGTTATCCACAAAACGGAGTTATCCACAAAAATCCCAGTGCGGGAAAGACTGGAAGTTAAGACTTCCCCGCAAAACGAGGAAGAGGGGGAAGACTGAATTTTAAGTCTTCCCCGTCAAGGAGGTCCGTGCGGGGAACACTGAATTTCAGTCTTCCCCTCCAGGGCAGCAGAGTGCGGGGAAGACATACTTTTCAGTCTTCCCCCGAGTGCGGGGAAGACTGTACCCTAAAGGGTAAATATTTTCCCCCGCAGTCGCGTGGTCACGGGGGTAGGAGAGGGACGGGCCTAAGGCTGCCCGGCCCGTCTCCCTTCCCCCTCCCCGATGACAGGGCGCAGATGTGGATAAAAAGAAAAGTTTTAAACGTTAATTCGATAAAGCAAAGAGGGAGGAGTGGTGATCATGGTCAAAGAATTTTTCATGCCGATGGTCCCGCCCACGAAAACGCATCAGGAGAAACAGGTGCGGATCGTGAAGGGGAAGCCGGTCTTCTACGAGCCGGCGGAGCTGAAGGCAGCCAGACAGAAACTGCGGGACCACCTGGGACGCCATCAGATGGAGCGGCCGTTTGAAGGGGCGGTCCGGCTTACGACCTGGTGGTGCTTCCCCAGAGGGGAACATCGTGACGGGGAATACCGGACCAGCAAGCCGGACACGGACAACCTGGTGAAGATGCTCAAGGATGTGATGACGGAGTTGGGGTTCTGGAAGGATGACGCCCAGGTGGCCAGTGAGGTGATCGAAAAGTATTGGGCACAGATCCCGGGGATTTACGTGAAGGTGGAGAACATATGACGAACGCGGAGGTGCAGGCAGGATTTACGGAGGTGTACAACCGGTTCTGGCTGAATTACCGGGACAAGCCGCTACCGAAAGATTCGGACGAGTGGGAGCGGATGCACACCTGGGCCGTGGTGCTCATGAAAAAGTATCCCTTCCTGCGGGATACGGTGGCCAGCATGGTGGAAGAACTGGATCAGAGAATGAGGAGGCGTGAACATGATAACGGCAGAGAAAGCCAGAAAAATGGCAGATGAATTTCTGGAGAATCGGATAGGGGAATCCAGAAGACGGGTGGAAAAAGAGATTTCAGAAGCGGCTGCGAGAGGAGAGGTCGTGATCCATATCGGCGGGCCGATCCCGCAGGAGCTGATGGCAGAATTACGTGCGAATGGCTTTACTGTGGACAGCAGCTTTTACCTGAATGATACCACGTACACAATCAGCTGGTAGGGAGGCGGTACGATGAACCGGGCAGAAAGACGGCGTGTGGAGAAGCAGAAGGCGGTCAGGAGGCTTCAGAAAGAGCTGACTGGACAAATCCTCCAGGAAGTGGAAAATGACCGTGTAGAGGCACTGATGACGTGCTTCGTGCTGGCGCTGCATGAGGAGTTTGGTTTCGGGAAAGAACGCTGCCTGAGAGCGCTGAGACGAGTGGACAGCTACATGGAGCCCTACGTCAGCAGCAAAGAGAGCGTACAGCAGCTGAAAGAGAAAGTGCGGGATGAAGTGGGGATCGTGATCAGCTGTTGATGTATCGAGTTGATGAATTGATGGATTCAGTTGATGGATCGGTTAATGTATGCAAAGGAGGAGGGTGTCATGGAAAACGAAGAGTGGAAAGCGGAGAAGAAGCGCAAGAAAGCGCAAATGGCAGCCATGCAGGCGCTCCCGTATAAAGTCAAGGTCAAGCGAGCGGAGTTGAGGGCTATTGAGTTCATAGAGAAGCTGGACGATATGGGCCTGGAGGCACACGTGAGTGTTGGGGGATTGGACAGTATTGTGCTGCTGATGTTTCTGAGAAAAATAGGCATTGATGTGCCGGCCATATCGGTGTCCAGTCTGGAGGACAAGAGCATTCAAAAGGTACATAAGGCGCTGGGAGTGATTTCCCTGGCACCCGGAAAACCGAAGGTGCAGATTTTGCAGGAGTATGGATTTCCGGTGATCTCCAAAAAGATTGCTGGACGGATTGACACTCTGCAGCACCCGACGGAGAAGAATAAGACGGTTCGCCATGCGATTATCACCGGCGAATGCGGCGCACAGGGCCATTTCGCAAAGAACAGCCGCATGAAACTGCCACAGAAATGGCTGGAACTGTTCGCAGGATATGAGAACGAGAATGAGGGAGTGAACTATCAGATTGCGCCGTTCCTGGTGTCCAATAAGTGCTGTCTGTACATGAAAGAGATGCCTTGTGATCGCTGGGCAAAAGAGCACAAGAGCCGCCCCTTCCTGGGGCTGATGGCGTCAGAAGGAGGGCAGCGCGAGGAAGCGTTGATAGAACACGGTTGCAACTAGTTGCAACTACTTTGGCAAGGGAGTGATTCGGAGCGCACCGTTTACTCCGTTCCTGAGGCAGGACCTGCTGCAGCTTGCATTGGATCTGAATGCGCCGATTCCGGAAATCTACGGGAAGATCGTTCGTAAACCGGATGGGACGCTCTATACCACTGGTGCTCAGCGCACTGGGTGCAGTATGTGTGGGTTTGGAATCCATTTGGAGTCGCGGCCGCATCGTTTTGACCGCCTTCGGGAGCGGAATCCCAAAGAATGGGAGTTCTGGATGTATCGGTGCTGCACGGATCCAGTGACCGGTGAGAAATATGGCTGGGGTCGGGTGCTGGATTATATAGGAGTGCCGTGGGAGGATTATCCTGCGGTGCAGATGAGTTTGTTTGATGAGTAGGGGAGGGAGCGAGTCAATGAGAGAGATACTCTTTAAAGCGAAGAGGATAGACAACGGAGATTGGGTTGAAGGAAATTATATCACAGACGAACAAGACAAGGAGAAGGCGTACATTGGATATATCTTCGGGATTGAAGATTTTGATATTGTCGAAGTTAATCCTGAAACACTCTGCCAATATACCGAACTGAAAGACAAGAACGGTAATCGGATATGGGAGAATGATATTGTAAGAATTGAAAATTCAATGGACGAAGGAATTGGAAATGTAGAATTTTATGGTGGCATGTGGTACGTGGACGGAGAACCAAACAATAACCTGTATGACATTTTAGAATACGATGATGGAGAGGTTGAAGTTATCGGAAATATCTTCGACAACCCAGAATTATTAGGAAAGGACGGTACAGAATGAGCGACTTAATCAGCCGGAAAGCGTTGTTGGATAGACTTAGAGGAAATGTGTTGGTTGATGTTACACCGGAACTTGAAGAAGCTATTGAGGATCAGCCGACTGCCTTTGACGTGGAAAAGGTGGTATCGGAATTGCAGGAAGCAAAGGAACTAGATGTGTATGTGCCCCTCGAAGATGCTTTGGAAATTATCCGGAAAGGCGGGATTGAGGAGGAGTGACAGATGAAAGTAAGGGTATCTATGCCAGGTATGGCCACAATGGCGGAGATAGAAGACAGTAAAGCGGGGAAAGTATATAAAGAATTGGCGTTACAGTTGTTAGGGTTTGGCGTTACATTCCGAAAAACGGAAGAACAGCTTTCAGAACCAGGACGGGAGGTTCCAATGGAAGTACCTTCCGGAGAGGCCACCGAACCAGAGCCTGAGCTACTGGATCCGGAAGCACTGGATCTGGAAACGGAATATCCGGAAATAAAGGAGGAGCCAAGAGGATATAGTGGATTTCTTTACGTCAAGTGTTCTCACTGTGGAAAGGTCAAGGCGTTCTGCACTAAAATAAACATTAAATATTATTTGTGCCGTGAATGTGGCAGAAAGACTGATTTGGAAGACCTTGTCCCGTTATACATAAACTGTGAGTGTGGTCGCAGGGCAAAATACATGACAAATATGACAGATGAGGAATTTGATGTAAACTGTCCAGAATGTGGGGCACCAGTTGTAGTTACGTGGAATAAAAAGAAAAAGCTGTACGAGCCAATCAGAAATTAGAGGAGGGCAGGTAATGAAAGACTATGAGGTAAACGGCAGCGGTGTGCGTGACCCCGTGGCGGCCAAAGCCATCCGGGAAGCAGATCGACCGCCAGAAGATCTGTCCCGGGCCATCCGGCTGATGAAGTTTGCGGCGGACTGCCTGGGCTTTGAGGTGGTTGGGCGGATCGTGTTGCGGGATGCGGAGACCGGGAGAGTGTGGAGGTGATGCCAGTGGACAAGCAGATCCTGTACCAGTACATAGACGCCTGCGAGCTGGTCAAAGAGACGGAGCGGGAGATTGAGCAGATCCGGCGCCGACGGCGGGAGATTGTCACCGATAAGGTCAAGATGTCGGATTATGAGTTTCCCTTCGGGCAGATCAGCTGCACCATCCACGGGATTCCTTATGATGTCCAGGACCGTGAGATGCAGGACCGAAAAGAGCGCATCCTGGAGGAGCGCAAGGCCGCTGCAGAGGCGATCAAGCTGCAGGTGGAGGAGTGGCTGGCGACAGTGCCGCTGCGGATGCAGCGCATTATCCGATACAAGGTATTCGAGGGAATGACGTGGGAAGAGGTGGCTCAGAGGATGGGGCGGAAGGCGACGGCGGACAGTGTAAAGAAGGAATTTCAGAGATTTATGGCAGAAAAATAA